ACGGTCGCGAACGATACAATCAATAAGCCGAATTCAATGATGATTCATACCGGCACCGGAGCGGCGCCCGCAAACGGAGATGCGCCGGCAGGAACCGGCCAGGGGATCACTCGATTGACCGGAGCGCATACCGCGCAGAATGAAGAAAAGGCGTTTGTGCTTCAGGCAATTGTTACCGGGCTCGATCTTAACGTTGCAACGTGGATTGATATTCACCTCATTTCGGTTTCCGGTGGTGTTGCCAGCCTTACCAACCTCACAATATCGGCGATCGAACTATGAGCATGAACCATCTCGCTCGGGACATCGCTTCCCGCTTCCATCATCGCGGTTCGTTCATCGCGCCAGATGGATTGGACTTGAGCGCCGATCTTCGCGATATCGCCGCAACCGATTTGGCGGCACAGCGTGCCCAATTCGATGCGCGCCGGCTCGACATCCTCTCCTCTTACGGAATGATGGATGCGGGGCCAATGGAGAAGTGCTTTGCCTACTCCGATGGTGTGGCAATCATCCCCATTCACGGTTTGCTGATCAACCGGCTGTCGTGGTCATGCAGCTATGCGACCGGGTACAATTTCATCCGCTCTCAACGGATGGCTGCTTTGGCGGACCCGGATGTGAAGCTGATCGCCTATGACGTGAATTCGCAGGGCGGGATCGCTTCGGGCTGCGCCGAGCTGGCGCAAGAGATGTTCGACAGCCGGGCCGAGAAGCCGAGCATAGCCGTGGTTGATGCCCGCTGCTATTCGGCCGCGTACTTCCTGGCTTCGGCTTGCGATAAGATCGTTGTCACTCCCTCCGGTGGAGTCGGTAGCATTGGCTGCCTTTCGATGCATATCGATTATAGCGATATGGTTTCGGCGGACGGTCTGAAAGTAACTTTCATCATCGCCGGGGATCAAAAGGTAGACGGCAATCCATATGAACGCTTGTCAGCTCGCGCAAAAGCGACTATTCAGCGCGACGTGGATTACCACTACGGTCTGTTCATTGAAGCCGTCGCTCGTCATCGCGGCATGTCAGAAGATGACGTGAGAGCAACTGAGGCTGCTTGTTTCCTGCCTCCCGAAGCTCTTGATAACGGTCTTATCGATGCGATCGAAACACCGGCTGAGGCCGTTGCGAACTTCTTCAACGAGATTACCAGCGACTCTTACGCACAAGGAGATGACGAGATGACACAAGCGAACAACGGTACGGCAGCGCCGGTTGCGGCTGCGGCGGTTACGGAAGCACCCATGACGGCGGCGGATGTCGCTCGCATCGTCGCGGAGACAGTCGCATCGACTCAATCGGCCGAGCGCACCCGGCAGGCGGGCATCCGCAATTGCGATGAGGCGAAGGGCCGCGAGCCTCTTGCCAATCATCTTGCCAATGACACCGATCTCTCGGTTGACGTTGCCAAGGGCATCCTGGCGGCGGCTCCCAAGGCGCCGGAAACCACGGACAACGGCGGACAGCGCCCGAGCGGCTTTGCCGGTGCGATGGATGCCACGGGCAATCCGGTGATCAAGCCCGACAATGGCACTGGCGCTGTCGGCGGCGGCGAGGAGGATACAACGGAGGCGCGAGCCAATCGGCTGCTATCCGCTTACGGCGCGGCCTCGGGCACGGTGATCGAGCTGCGTCCTGGCAGGGCGGCGTAAGCGCGAAAAATCGTTTTCTGGTTTCAAAGAGGAGTCAACACAATGACCGCGACGTATCCGGCGCTGCTTGCGAGCGGCGTTACCAACATCGGGCGGTTCGATCAATTCGACCTGTTCGCGGGCGAAGACGATATTGTTACGAATACAGCGCAGGCTGCCGATGGACAGGCGATCAGTCAGTTCGAGGTTCTGACCTTCGATGATGATGGCCGGCTCATCCCGTGGGGCGCGACCGGCGAGCACGCCACTGCCACACTGACATTCACTGGGCAGCCGACAGCCGCCGATACAGTGACGATCAACGGCATCCTGATCGATTTCGTCGCCACGCTCACACCGGGCGATGACGATGAGGTGCTGATCGGCACTGCCGCTACGGATACCGTCGCCAATCTTGTTGCGCTGATCAACGGCGTGCCGGACTCCACGGACCCGAATACGCTGCTGCCGGTCTATGGCACCCCGCCGCTGGCCGGGACCGGCGTTCGTGCCACTGTGGATAGCACCGGCTTGATTGTCACGCTCTCCGCGATCGTCGCCGGAACAGCGGGCAATGCTCTGACGATCGCCGAAAGCACCAATAACATGACAGCCAGCACGGCGTTTACGGGTGCCGAGGCCGATCATGCGAGCGGCACGCTGACGTTCGGTGCCATCGCCGTGAACGCTCAGACGATTACCATCAACGGCCATGTTGTGACGTGGCAGACTTCGGGCGCGGCGACAGATGGCAGTCAGGCGAATATCGGTGCGAGTGCCACCGATTCGGCGCAAAACCTGAAAGCGGTGATCAATGCCTTCCCCGGCTTCTTTGGCGTCACGGCGAGCGGCACTGCAACAGTGCTTGCACTGACGGCCATCGCTGAAGGCGCGGCGGGGAATCTCGTTACTTTGGCGAAGAGCAACACCGTGCCGACGCTCTCGGGCGCGACATTGACGGGTGGCGGCACTGCTGAGGTGGACTCGCAGCGCAAGCCGTGTGGTGTCGCAATGCAGCCTGTGGCTGCGGCAACTCCGGGCGTTTATCTGCCTTATGCCGAGGGCGGCGTGTTCAACCATCAGGCTCTCATCTGGCCGGCTGGCGTGTCGACGCTTGCTCAGCGCCGTCGCGCCGTGGCGAACAGCAAAATGAGCATCGGTCAACTCCTCTAAGCCGGGAGCGCGATCACCCAAACGACTTTTTACGGAGGATGTTTCGATGACGATCACGCTTTACGGCACCACCGAGCTGATCATGGTGCAGCAACGCTTCCCGGTTCTGCCGGATGGCTTCTGGCGGGACAAGTTCACGCGCACAGTCACCAGCGATCGGGAGGAGATCCTGTTCGAGCGGCTGGATATCGACAATCGGCGTCTCGCGCCGTTCGTCGCGCCGAACGTGCAGGGTCGCGTTATGCGGTCGCAGGGCTTCAGTGCTCGGACTTTCCGCCCGGCTTACGTCAAGCCCAAGCATATCGTCGATCCCACGAAGGCGATTGCGCGGACGATCGGCGAGCCGTTGCTTGGCGGCCTCTCCCTGGCTCAGCGTTTCGATGCCCACGTTTCCAACAATATGCGCTTGGAACGTGAGTCGATCGAACGCCGTTGGGATTGGCTCGCTTCGAAAGCGATGATCGATGGCTCGGTTACGATCGTCGGCGATGCCTATCCTTCGGTCACTGTCGACTTCAACCGCGATCCGAGCCTCACCGCGACTCTGACCGGCAACGCGCGCTGGGATCAGACATCAACGGCGGACCCGCTCAGCGATCTCGAATCTCTGGCGGATGACGCATTCCATCTCGGCAATGCGCCGATCACGGACTGCGTGTTCGGCACGAACGCTTGGAAGTATTTTCTCAAAAATGCCCAAGTGCTTTTCCTGCTGAACAATCAGTACCGAGGGTCGTCAAGCGACTTTCAGCGCACAACGCTGGTGCCGCATTCGAACTTCCAGAACATGGGCTTTATCGGCGGCCCGACCGGGCAATTCAATCTGTGGCGCTATTCCAACTGGTACAGCGACACCGACGCCGAGGGCAACCTGACCCGCCGTGAATTCCTGAACGTCAATGAAGTCGTTGGCTTCGGCGGCGCGATGGACGGCATTCAGGCGTTCGGCGCGATCATGGATGTGGATGCCGGCTTCGTCGCCGAGGCGAGCATCTTCCCGAAGATGTGGAAAGAGGATGATCCTTCCGTCGTCTATACCATGTCGCAATCGGCTCCGTTGATGGTTCCGACCAACCCCAACAACACCTTCAAGATCCACGTCATCGACGATTAAATCGCCGTCGTCGAAACCATCGAATGAGAGGAGTAAATCCAAGTGGCTGAGAGAATCGCACTTCATCGGATCATTCGGCACGAAGACAAGGTTCGCCGAACGATCATGCCCGGTACGGTGTTTAGCTTGCCGGAAGACGAAGCCCGACAGCTCGACGCACGTGGCGTCACGCAAGGGCTGGGCCGGCAAGCTCGCGAGCCCGCTGTCGATATCAGTGGTGTGGCAGAGCGGGAGGCGGCTGCGCCTCCCGTGGCCGAGAAGCCCACTGGCAAGAACGGTGCGACAACTCGCGAAAAACCCGCCGCCGACGAAGACGAGCTTTAAGGCAGGACGATGGCGCTACTAGGAACCAAAATCAGTTTTGCCGCTTTGCTGTATCGGCCGATCTTTGATCGATTGGCGGTGCCGGCGAAACTGGTTTTGGCAACTGGCGTCTTCGATACGATGCCTGACGGTTCGCCTCTTGCGGCGCTCGACAAAACGGTTGGCATAGCATTGCCGACAGGCGGCGGGATGATCCTCGAAACTGTAACTCCGGTCGCCGAGTTTATGATGGTTGATTTGGCAGCGATCGGAGTTTCGAAAGACGATCTCGACAATGGTGAAATCACGTTGAACGATAAGGTATGGACGATTATCGCACACCGAATGAATCCATCCCATTCAGGCGAAGCGGATGGAACGATTTTCCTAGAGCTTGAAGGTACGGCCGGTGCGTGATCGCAGGGAAGAAATACTGGCGCGACTTGAAGCGATCATCGCCGTGGTTCCGGGTGCAATAAAGACGGCACGCAATGTGGAGGATGTCAGCGGTGGAGCAGCATATCGTCCGGCCATCATCCTGCATGATGCGACAGAAGAGCCGCTTGAAATGCCAAATAGGCCGAGAGGAGCCACGAAGAATTTGGTGATTTTGAAGCCTCAGATTTTCATCCTTTGGGGTGATAAGGCAAGACTTGTTGCGACGAAGGTGAATGAAGTTAGGCGCAGCCTGATTAACCTTGTTTGGACAGATTCAATTTTGAGAGAAATCATCGGTTCGTCTCGCGATGCAGATATCAAATATGGCGGTTGTGGATTGGACACATACACCGGGGAATCTCGGGAAGCAAAGATGTTGGTCAATTTTGATTTTATCTATTTACTCGACGCCGAGGAACTTGTGTAACCGAGAGGAGAGAGTACAATGTCTGTTTCCGTGAACTATGCGGCTGTCGCAACGGTGACTGAGACGCTGGCAAACAATACCGGATCGGCGCCCGCCGCTCAGCGTGTGGTGACGCATACCAACTACAATCAGGCGGCCACACTGAATGCCGGCTCAACTCCTCCTGCTACACAAGTCGCCGAATTCCTGATGACGTTGGTATCGGGAGCAAAGACGATCGATCTTCGGGCTCTCGACGGAACCAATGATGCCGTTGTCGACGGCAATGGTTTGAAGGTTCAGATCGTTCGCATCAAGAATCTCGGTGCAAATCCGATGACCTTCAAAGCCGGTGGCACCAATCCCCACAATATGTTCACGGCCACGGACGGCTTGGAGGTATTCCCAGGCGGTC